GGGGGATTTCCTTCTTGCTGTATACCCCAACAACAATACCGGATTCGTTGCTTTTTGCGAAAGCTAGAAGACCTGGTTGAGGCTTCAGATGGAAGGGCGAAACCAACGCCATGGGGTGCCTCGGGTTGGTTGCTGAAATCAAGCGCTTCTGGACCCGTGAGTACATTTTCTACGTTGCCCATCCAAGAGATTCAGCAACCCTCAATTTTACTTGAGACAAGACATATTTATACAGATGCGGAAACACGTCTCGGTGTTCAAAACGTGAGAAACGAAATTCCATTTGAGCGCGTATACGAAAATATCTTTACCCAAAATCAATATGATTATGCTCCCATTGAACGAGGGGCTGTGGCAGCGATTACCAGGCGCTTAGAAGGAACCCATCCTGCGGCTCGCATCATTAATTTTTTTAGATCAAAGACAGCCATTCAAGCCAACCAGTTATGGAATATTAACAATGATATTTCAGGCGGTGAATTCTATAACAATTTGAAGTTAGTGATTGCTGGAAAGGATAGAGAAACACTGTTCCAGCCTCTTGTCTGGCGCTACCTTGTTGCTTTAGCCAAAGAAGAGCGAGATTCAGGTCTCCCCTTCGCCATTATGAATTGGACAGTGGGTGATGTTCGAAGCAGACGACAACCCTTTGCCAGACAACCTGAAGGCTCTGTAAACTTTACAACCGCAGATAGACCCACACTCTACATTGATTTAAATGACATTGTTGTAGGAAGCAAAAACTCAGTTCTTCACAGTATTGTGGAGAGCTGGGCGTGTATGGTGACTGAAAACTATAGAGCAACCTTATGGTTTGGGAATTAAAGCAAGCCAACACATATACGATATCGGCAAACTACAGAACAAAGTCCCAATCAGTATGTGAACCAAATATCCAGACAATGACATCTTTGTTCCTTGAACAGTTGGACTTGAGCGGAAGAGAGATGAATGAACCAACGCCAGAGCAACTGGACCAAACCCTACGAAAGAGGAGAGTATATATGGATTTGATATGATACCATAGGAGTTTGTTTGCGCAGAGATAGCCCATACGCTACAAACGAAGAAAGAGGAGCCGAGATAGCTGACAAATTCATAGGTGGGAACGGCAAAGAGAGTGCTTTTCGGGTCTTCACGTGGCGTCGCTCCCTCCGCATCGGCCTTGTTTGTGAGAAATGATCCTCGGAATGTGCCAAAGAAGTGGTCCAAAAACGCAGCATCTGTTCCAGCATAATTACACTCAAAATAACGATGATGCATGTAATGATACGCATCACTTTGAAAATGGTCTTCATATCCACTGTGACTTGCGGCAGGACTCAAAAGGAGATGAACCCCATTCCAGACAAAGGCAAACGGTGAGCCTAGGAAGATTAGATTTGGAAGTATACATGAATAATAGTAAAGATGTTCAACAGGATGCATACAGAGACCTGAAAAGGGTTCAACATCAGTATTTCTGTGATGAAGACTATGAACCTGCGTATATAACGCTTTGAAATGTAAAAACCGATGCGCAAAATAAAAATGGAAGCTTCTCCAAAGAGGAATTCCCATCATAGCAAGAACAAGTCTTGCTACACCCTGAAAGGAGCCACCGAATGATTCAGAATCGTGAATATAAGGGAGTCTTCCCGTTGCCCATAAATAACATACGATATTTTCAAAGATTGTCCAGATGACAACACCCGACGTAGTCCAAACGATATTGTGAAGCACTTTGTTCATATTGTAGTTTCGGTTCCGAATAAAAGGTCGTTTTGCCAACCCGGAGAAATATAAGGCAGCATGCCAAAAGGCATTGTATCCAAGAACCAAAGGAACCCAGAGTTGTAGGCGATTTGACATGAACTCAAATGAGAACGGATGCGACAGTAAAAGGGCATTCGTCTCCAAAGAATAGGGTGCTGACAAGTAGACCAACCATGCGATACAGCACCATACAAAATTGGGTGACGTAATGAGAATAAACGGAGCACGATAAAACCATTCGTTAAGAGTTGCTCTCGGAATCTCACTTAGTCCAGGGAGCTTTGTCCTATCAACATACAAGGGGGCCTCGCCAAAGACTTTTCCATTGACAAGGCCGAACGAGTTTTTCAAATCCATCTCTACTTTACGAAAACTTTCAATGTTTCCGTGTTTTCTTTCCCCGTTTTCCACCTTTGCGTTTTCGTGTAAAGAGATTCTTGAAGGCACCTGGAAACGATTGGCTGCGTGGGCGGCCATTCCAATTGGCCACAGACGTTTCAACACGAGGGTCTACTTTCTTTCCTGAATACTTCCTCAAATCCGTAATAATATAATCATGAGTTGTTTCTGCTGCTTTAATTGCTTCATACGTAGCATATTCATCATGGTATGTATTGATGAGCTCAATTCTTTTTTTCTCCAACTCTAACAATCGGTTGTTTACATCTTTTACGATAGAATTGTTGCGATACGTGTTTTTTGTTCTTGCTGTAACCTCATCAAAGATGCCAAATAATTCTTCATTCAATGCTTGAAACTCTTGTAAAAAAGCTTCATGTCTTGATTCAATCGCTTGGAGTTTTGTCTCACATGTGGGTTCCATTTACTTAGTTCAAAGATTTTCTATCCGTAAATCGTAGTGACCCTTCTAAACAAATTTTATACTAAGACATTAGCTACTCCTAAATAGATGGCAAGCTCCTTTCAAAGACCCGCAGGAGATATCACAACACTTCTGGATTTAACAGATAGAGACGCACAAGACAATTCATATTTCCCTCTCAAATCCAATGTAAGTTGGTTCACACGGAACTCCGAACGCCGCTTTACACCCTTTGTCCCTGTCCTTCAAGATATTCAATACAGAGGTCCTGCGGGATTTGGACAACGGTTTAGTTTTGATATTAATTCTCAGACCTGTGGGGATTTGTTATTAGGAGGGGGTCTTCAACTTCAATTGTCAAGTTGGTTTGATTTAACCACTGTCTTAAATCTTCAAAGTCAGAAATATCAATATGAGACGCCCAATGAAGCTTGGTATTATGCCAATGCCATGGGACAAATCTTGCTCCAGAAGGTAGAGTTAGAAATTGATGGAACCACCATTGAAATGGTAGATGGCGATTTGTCCACTGCGTTTAGTGTCTTGTATCCTGACTTAAATACGCAAGTGGGTCCAGGTGCTGACCATTTAGGAGTTGCGAATCTCCAACAAATTCTCACCTGGCCCCAATATCGTGTGTTCCCCACAGAAACTGGATTTCTCCAATGTATTCTTCCTTTGTTCTTTCAACGCACACGCATGAAGGAGGGGCTTCCCTTAGTCGCCTGTAAAGAAGGAACTGTGCGCATTCACATTACACTCAGACCTTTTACAGAAGTGCTCAGACAAGCAAGAGGGTATCGCGATTCGTGTGATGCCACACCTATCAATACAACTATTAACCTCTTGAATAAAACACTTCCCTTTACCCAAGTGGTGCCTACACAAACGATGGACGCGGAGCCAATGCTTCAAAATGTCCGCCTAGTCACATGGGGAGCGATGTTAGATGGATCCGTGCGCACAAAGATGATACGCGAACCCTTTGAAATTATGCACAGACATATTCAAACCTTTTACTTTGAAGAACCTCTCAAGTATGTTATCGCAAAACAAAACCAAGACAATCTGATTCGGATTCAACTTCCCTTGGAAGCCAATCACCCCCTTGAAGAAATCCTGTGGTTCATCCGACGCAAAGATGTTCTCAATAACAACGAATGGACAAATTGGTCGAGTGTCTTGAATAAAGACTACAATGAGACATACAATCCCAGACAAAGTATGATGACCTATGGAATTGTACAAGCCAATGGAATTACAGTTGTAGAAGCAGAAGAACAGTTTTTCCGACAAGTAATTGCGAGACACCATCGTGGGGGCATTATTGCTTACAATCAATACTTGTATGGGTATCCCTTTGCAAAATGGCCTGGAGATATTCACCAACCCACGGGGACTGTCAACGCATCTCGTCTTCAGAATCTGCGATTGACCTTAGACGTGCGAGCTCCGCAGAATCCTGATGGAACTGCTGCTGCGTGGGACGTGAAAGTCTTCTGTGTAGGCCTTAATTGGTTACGCTTCCAGAATGGTATTTGTAATCGCATGTTTAATGATTAAAGTAAAATTGAACATACAAAGGATTCATTCCAACGCAAACTATTAGAATGTCTTTCTTGCGACGCTGGTTCATGAGGATACCTCCTCTGACCCCTCCTGTCGCAGTCCCCAATTATCCTGATCATATGGGAGCTGGATGTGTCTTTACCGATGGTAAACACGTCCTCGGAGGCTATCAACCTCATAAAAAGAAGCCTGGAATCAATGGTATCGGCGGCCATAAGGAAGGTGAGGAATCCTATCTTCAAACAGCGTATAGGGAAACCATTGAAGAATTCTTCCATGTGACCAACACAACTATACCGATTGGACTTGTGGACAGACTTATTTGCCAAATGAGACCCAAGAAGATTAAAATGAAGAAAGGCTATGTTCTTATCACCTTTGATTTTACAGATCTTGAGATGTTCCTGAAGCTCTGTAAGAAAGCAGGACTCCGCTCTCCTTTGTATCAAAGGATTCCCAAGAACCTTTTGGAAGTCATCCAGATGCGTCGGTATGACCTGACTGCCGAGATTTCATCCTTTGCTCTTCTTCCCGTTGTAAAGAACCACCAAAAGCTGAGAAACTTTGTGAATGCTCTCTTTATCCAAGACATGTTGGATATGTAAAGGACTTTCGGGATACCCGATAGAATGGTGGTCTCACTCCTCCAGATTATTCACACAGGTCTTCAAGACGAACGACTTCTACCGACCAAAGGAAAACCTCAAATCTCTTTTTTTCAGAAGGTCTTTGTCAAAGCAGGTCGGTTTACGACAGCCTGGGTTCGTCTTGATTTTGATACACGACCCAATTTCTCTACACAAGCCTCTATTACTCTGCCCCGACAAGGTCATTTGATTACACGTTTGTATTTAATTACGACGATGCCGGATATTGTTGGCACTCAGCTTCTTGCGAGAGCGGCGACAACCACCACCTTTGCGGGACCCACCTTTGGTTGGACAAACAGTCTTGGCCATGCTCTCATCGCAAACGCAAGCATGGATATTGGAGGTGCTCGTGTAGAGCAACTCAATGGCAGACTCTTAGAAGTGTTGGATGAGTTTAACACACCCTTGGAAAAGACGACTTTGATGAATTCTGTTTTACCACGTCTTCAAAACGGATTTAATGCGCAAAGTATTGGATGGACAGAACGACCTACAGTTGCGGTTACACCTCTCCCCTTCTGGTTTTCGAGAGGAGATCCAGGTGTTGCTCTTCCAATTGACGCAATTAACAATGACCAAGTTCGCTTGAATATTACATTCGCCCCCTTCAACTCACTCTATGTGAGTTCTGCGCAAGTTGATATTTCAGGAGTTGCCAATCCTGTTGGAGGAGAGGCCTATTTTCCTTTATTGAACTCTCCTTTCTATCAGACTGGTGGAACAACCCCCGTCTTTGGCTTAACAGGAAATTCAGCTGTGTCCACGAACGTAAGTATACTACCTACTATCCGCATGGCCAATACCTACACACTTGGAGATACCTATGTGTTAGCAGAATATGTCTACTTGGACAAACCTGAAGCCAACAAATTCCGCATTTCTGATATTCAGTATCCCATTCCTCAACATTATCTCTTTGAGCCCACGGATACGAATGGGCTCCCCAAGTTAACAATTCCTCTTCGTGTTCCCAATCCGACCCGAGACCTCTTTTTCTACGCACAACGATATGAAGCTCCAGCATATAACGCGCCTTTCTTGTCGTCCCGTGACCTCAGTGGTTATGCGGTTCGAAATGCTCCGTGGTGGCCTGATGCGAGTGGTCTGAATGCTGTGAATTTGGGCAGCTTAGTTCCTGCGTTTTCCACCCGTCAATCCGAGCCGTTAGAAATGGTTAGCCTCGTCTATGAAAACAAGCTGTATCGCTACAGCAATATGGCTCCTCAAATCTTTCGGAGCTTGATTCCTTCCATTGTTCAGAAAAAATCTCCTTGGGTCAACGGATATTATTATAACTTACCCTTTGGAATGGATCATGGCATTACGCCAACCTCCGTTCCAACTGGAGAAGCCAATTTAGACAAAGTCGAAAAAGTGGAACTTCGTCTTCAATTCAAACCAAATCTAGGCTCTATTGATCCGAACAACGTTCCACGGTATATTGTCTATTGCTACGCAGAAACTTACAATATCCTCCGTATCTATGGTGGAAGAGCAGGATTACTCTTTGCTTTCTGAGCATTTATCACTTGCGAGAATCAATGCTTTTTCTTCACATGGAGTTGCGACTGCTCCTACACGTTGGTCTATATACGATGCCCCCGAATAGGATGTGTTGGGCGAATTTCCAGCCACAACTCGATTGACACAGGTTTCTGTAAGCGATTTATTGTATAAAAGAGCATTCGCATAGACTTGCTTCCCCTGTTGCTTGAAGGTGACAGCGGAAGCATTGGAGTTTGTATTGGTATTACTGGTGGCAGGTTTGGGCATTCTATTTAGTGTTTAAATTTGAAGGGAAATCCTTTTCCTTCACTAGCAACTATGGCCAAACCTTTCTTGAAATGGGTGGGAGGAAAAACACAACT